CGCCAGCAGACAATCACCCCGAGCCAGGTGTCCGACCGGCAAGGCCTTGATGGCGTCCAGCGACATGCAGCCGTAGTGCGCCTGGGGCGCCTTGCGCTCGCCCTTGGGCGACCACAGGGCCTGTTCCCAGGGTGGATCGGCAATGATCGCTCCGTAACTCAGTGGCCGCAGGCGTCCGAAGGGCCAGCAGTCGGTCATGACGGCGCCTCCCAGAACTGGCAGGCCGGGCTGCTCGCGAGCACGTCGCTGGCCCGACCGCCGGTCCACCGCTCCCGCGCCAGCCCGCACTTGAGGTACGTTTTGGCACACTCCACTCGCGCCAAGCGGCGGCAGGTCCGGCAGGTTTCCCCGGCCGGTCCCCGTCCTGGGGTACCCGCGTGGCCGCGCGGCCGCACGTAGTGCCGGCCTCGGAGGGGCTGGGGCGGGGCGCCAAAGAGATCCGCTTGGTTGGAGACCGTCATATCGTCAGGTCCTCCGTCTTCGTGCGCCGGCACCGCGCACACATCCGATGATGCGGCCCGGCGGAAACGAAGGACGCGCCACAGGTCATACAGTTGCGCCGGATCGCCGGCCGCTCCTGCCGGCCCACGGCGGCGTCGGAATCAGGTACGCAGAATCCCCCCTCCGCCGTGAGGCCGGCCCAGCCCTGTAAAGCCATGATGTCGACGATCTCGTCTCGGGTCCGGCCCAGGTGGTGGGCCATCTCTCGGAGGGTGCGCCCCTGATCCATCAGAGCGCGGACTTGGCGGGCCTCATCGGCATCGTCGCGCGGCACCCCCTGGTCGCGCGGTGCTGGATCGCTCGGCGCCTGGTCATGGGCCGCCGCCGCATCCTGGCCCGGCAGCACGTACTGACGACTCGACGTCTGGCCGACAGCAGCCAGCCGGCCGGCAGCGACCAGCGCCCGCAGGCGCTTGCTGGCCGTGGGCTGGGAGACCTCCAGCGCCTCGGCCAGGGCTCTTCCCGTCAGGCGCACACCCTCGTCGAGCAGCGCTCGAGCCGTCCCCAGGGCGGCCTCCAGCTCGGGCGGCAGAGTCCACGACGATGGCACCGGGGTCGACTTGGGCTCTGGCGCCGCCTCGACGGGGGCCGGTTTTGGCTCCGGCGGGGGGTCAACGGGCGCCGCCGGAGCCCGGATGAAGGTGAAAGCCGCGCGCGCCCGCTCGACGGCGGCATCGGCGCCATGCGGCAGGTAGGCCTTGAGCAACGTCAACCGCAATCTCTCATCAGTCGTCAGGACGCTCATGGTGGCCTCCTTCATCGGTCAGTCCCGCCGGGCCATGGTCTTGAGCAGATCGAGCACCTGGGTGCGCAGTTGGTCCTTGGGCAGACGCCAAAAGGCGCGGTTCAGCTCGAGGGTCATGGACTTGGACCTCTCGTCGGCCTCGCCGGCGGGCACCATGGCGGCCAGGCCGGCCTGTTCGGGCAGGTTCTGGGTTGGCCGGTCCTTGGTGGTTTCCTCGGTGATGTCCTCGAAGAAGAAGGAAATGGGCACACCGAGCACCCGGGCCACGTCGAACAGCCGCGAGGCCGAGATGCGGTTCCCGCCACGCTCGTACTTCTGCACCTGCTGGAAGGTGACGCCGATGGCGGCGGCCAGTTGCTCCTGGCTCATGCCAAGCAAGGTACGACGCAACCGAAGCCGCCGGCCGACGTGAACATCCACCGGGTCGGGCCCATATTCCTTGGCCGTGAAGGGCTGGCGACGAGGGGGTTTGGTGACGTGGTTCATGGTCGCCTCCCTCACGCCGCCTGCTCGGCGGGATCGTCCCGCAACAGCGCCTCGACCAGCTTGTCGATCTCGCTGTCGGTCGGGCGGATCACCACCTCGTCGCCGCTCTCGATCACGGTCACGCCGATCCGCTTCAACTCGGCCACCGTCATCTGGTTGAGGGCGCCCTTCACCGGGCTTTCGCGCACCTGGATCAATTGCTCGGCGCGGTCCGGGTAGTGCTTGCGGATAAGCTCGACCACCTTCTGGCCGTCGGCGAACTCCAGCCGCCCCTTGCCCTTGGCGAAGCCCACCTTGACCCCGTGCAACACCAGGGTCCTGGGCTTCTGGAACAACTGCGGGGCCAGTTCGATGGCCGCCGACAGGCGCGACCGGGCTTCGGCGGCGGCGGCGACCAGCTGGCGGATGCGCGGCAGCCGCCGCCGGCGGATCACCGCCACCTCGTCTTCCAACTCCTGGACGGCGCAGCCCAGGGTGTCGCGGGCCGCCGCATAGCGACGGGTCAGGTCCTCGATGTCTCCAAGCGTGGTGGTCATCCGAAAAGCCTCCTGTGTGAGAAGAAAGACTGCCGCCGTCGGAAGGGGCCGCTGACGGCTCCAGCGATGATCAGGCGGTCGGGATGGAGAGGAACGGCCAGCCGGCCCCGCAGCCGCTCGTAGCGGGCGGCCCACTCCGGATCAGAACTGAGGCGCTCCTGAGCCCGGCCCAGCGCGGCGATGACGGTGGTGTGGTCGCGGTCGCCAATCTCCCGCCCGATGGCGGACAGCGACGCGGGGGTCATCTCGCGGGCCAGCAGGACGGCGAGATCGCGCACCCGGACCAGGGCTGCCGTGCGCCGGTCGGAGATGATGTCGCCCGCCGACACCCCGGTGTCGGCCGACACGGCGGCGATGATCCGCCGGATGGTGGGGTCGCGGCGGGTCATGGCGTCGCCCCCGTTGCCAGGGTCCGCACCGCCACCACCGCCGCCGCCAGGGCATCCCCGGTGACCGAATGCTCCTGCCCGGCCAGCACGCGCAGCGCGGCGTCCAGCGCGTCCTCGGCCGAGATCGGCCCGGCCCGGTGGTGTATTTCTCCACCCGCCGTCTGAACGGCCACGTGGTAGGCTAGGTCCCCGTCCAGGCCGACCAGGATCAGCCCGTCCGGGCCGGCCGCCGCCGCGAGCACCGTCACCGAGGCCTCGGCGGGGCCGACGTAGCGTTCCAGGGGCGTGAGAGTGATCGTCATGCCACGTCCCCCCCGCCGCTGGGCTCGACCACCCGCAGCCGCCGCCCGGTGCGCACCCCGCGCCGCGCCAGCAACTGGGCCAGATCAACCACCTCAGGAGGCAATTCGGCCCGCTGCCCCACCGGCACCGGCTGCCCCTCCAGGGCGCGGGCCTGCTCGGCGCAATCGTTCAACACCTCGCACAGCGCGGCGGCCTGGGCCGGGGCCAGAACCACCCCGGTCTCGCCACCGCCCTCCGCCAGATCAGCCGCCAGGGCATCCAAGGTCTGAGACAGCATTGTTCCCGTCCTTTCGTCGCTGATCGGGATGACGCGGGCAGGTCCGGCAGGCCGCCCAGGCCCGCAGGGCCGCCGCGCTCGACGTCGGCATGGCCCGCGCCGCCCGCGCCGCACAGTCCGTGCCGGAGATTTCCTGCCCGGCCAGGGCGGGGCAGGGGTGGACCGCCAGCATCCCCAGGACCCGCTCACGGATCTGGTGGGTGCCGGCGCGATAGGTGCCGTGCAGCACGCCGCTGACCGCCGGTCGGCTGATCCCCAGGCGCCGGGCGGTGGCGGCGATGCTGCCGCTGCGGGCCACGTCGGCCCTGAGCAGGGCCAGCCAGTCATGGTCGGCGCCGTCAGTCATCGCCGCTCCCCACCGCCACGGTGTCCCCGGTGTTGGGGTCGCGCACCGCCCGCCGGCCGTCGATCAGCATGGGGGCCTCCGGCCCGGTGTCGCGGACCAGCGCATAGCGCAGGCAGGGTCCGCCGCCGGCCAGCCGGCGCAGATAGCCGGCGCGGAACAGGGTGCGCAGGTAACGTTGCACCTCGCCTTCCCGTTCGCCGGGGCGCAGCGCCAGGCCGGCCACATCGGCGATGGTGAACTTTCCCCGCATCCGCATGGCTCGCCAGGCGCGCACCCGGAGGCTGTCGCGGTGCCGACGCATGGCGGTGAACTGCTTGATCGGGGCACTGGTCAGGGGGGTGCCGGCGGCGACATGCGCCCGGCCGTGGTCGGTCAGCCGGAAACAGCCCACCTCGGCCCGTTCGATCAGGTTCCGGCGGACCAGCTTGCCGCTCGCCTCACCCACCTGCTTGCGGGTCAGCCCGCTGCGCGCCGCCAGCTCGGCGGTGGTCAGACAGACTTCCGGCCCGCCGGCGGCCAGGACGGCCAGAAGACTTTCCTGATGGGTTGCCACGCCGCACATGGTCAGGCCGCCCGCACCCGGATCGCGGCGCCGGTCTTGCGGTCATACATCAGGGTTTCGCCGGCCATCTCGGCCCGCCCGATGGGGCCGCCCCCGTGGCGTCGGCCAAAGCGCTCGATGTTGGCCACCGCCTCCTTGCATTCGCGCAGCAGCCCGCCGCTTTCCTGGTGCAGGAAGGCGAGAAGATCGTCCCCGACCTCCACCTCGCACAGGGTGTCTACGAAGGCGCGCACGTCCTCGAGCGAGGCCCGCTCGAAGCGCACCGTCGCGCCCACCCGGCTGCCGATCTGCTGATAGCGGGTCATGGCGTTGCCGATCCGCCCCATGCCCACGAAGACGAACGGCACCTCGACCAGGTCCGACAGATCGCGGAAGGCTTCCATCAGGGTGCGGCTGCGGGCGATGTGGTCCACCTCGTCGATGACCACCGCGAAATCCCGTTCCTCGCGCGCCGCCTGCACGGCCCGAAGGTGCAAGGCCTCGACGGCCTGCCGGTACATCTTCTGGTACGAGTGCTCAGGGACCAGCCCCATCGCCTCCAGCAGTTCGCGCAACTCCCAGGTGGGCGTCCAGCCGGTCTTGGCCCGCACGTAGGGCCAGCCCCCCTGGGCGGCCATCCTCATCGCGGCGAAGGTCTTGCCCAACCCCGGCTCGCCATCGACCACGATCAGGCAGGCCTCTTCCGCCCCCCGATCCTTCAGGCCGCCGATGGCCCGCATCAGGGCCTGCACGTTCCTGGTCATCACGAATTGATCGCGTCGCATGTGGTGTCCGTCCTCCTGTCCTGCGCATCCTGGCTCTGTGCCCCCGCCGCCGGGGGCCGCTCGGCCAGGTCCTCAAGGCCCGCGAGATCGATCCCGTTGAGCGGGGCCAACTCGCGGAAGTCCCAGCGCCGCGTGAGTTTCCGCATCCACTGGGTATCGGTCGGCAGCCAGCGGTCCGGGTTGGCGAGCAGCCAGCGGGCCCAGCTGTAATCGTCGGAGAACCGGGGCCGGGGACCGTCAGGGGCGGCGAACGTCGGGGTGGGTTCTGACGCCTCCTTGATGGCGGGCGTCTCGCGGGGCGACAGGGAGACCACCTGGGCGGTCGCCGGGGGCGAGTCCGCCGCCGGCGCCTGGAGGGCCTCCTGACCGCCGGTGCGCTCGGCCTCGATGCGCTCCCGCTTGTCGTCCAGGCGCTTGATGGCGGCGGCATGGCGCCGTTCCCGCGCCTGATCGCGCACGCTGACCGGCACGTAGTCGGTGCGGTGCCCATCCCAGCGGGCCACCGCGATCAGCCGCCCCACCCGGTGGGCATCGGGCGTGCGGTCGAGCTGACGCACCCACACCCGGGCCGCGTCGTGGATGTCGTAGCCGACGGCCACCTCGTCGCCGTGGAACTCCTCCAACTCCGGGGCGAAGTACTGGTTGCCGAACAGGTCCACCAGGGCGCGGCGGGTGCGGCGCACCGCGTAGGGCCGGGTCAGGTCGGCCCCTTCCTCGGCCGAAATCATCAGCGGCTCCCAGCCGTCGGCGCGGGCCGCCGCCCAGGCCTCGTCCGGGCTCATGTGCCGGCGCCGGCCGCTTTCGGGATCGACCATCCGGGGCAAGCCGCGATGGGGCCGGGCGTTGTAGTCGGCCAGGGTGTCGTCGATGAAACGCAGGAACAGGTCCCACGCCATCACCGCCTCCGAGCGTCCGCCCTGGCGGTAATCGGCCCGCACCTTCTTGATCAGGGCCCGCGCCGCGTCCTTGTCCAGATCGCGCCCCAGGTAGGCGGGCAGGGTCTTGGCCGCCGCGTTCCACTGACGCTGGAAGCTTTCGATGATGCCCCGCGACTGCGAGCGATCCGGCAGGCTGTCCATGTTGGTGATGCCGAGGCGGGCCAGCAGGCCGACCAGGGGATCATCCAGCGTCTCGTTGTCGAAGCCGGGGCCGTTGTCGGTGTACCAGATGGCCGGAATGCCGGCGCCGATCACCGCGTGCCGCAAGGCGTCGGTGACCACCGAGGCGCTTTCCGCCAGCCCGGCCGACCAGCCCACGGCGCGCCGGGTCTTGACGTCCAGCACGGTGACGATTTCCGGCTTGAAGGGGTGTCCCGACAGGGGATTGCGCACCCAGGCCCGGAAGGTCTTGCCGTCGGCGGTGTAGATGTCACCGGGCGACAACAGGGCGGTGTCGCGCATCCGGTAGGCCCGCAAGGCCAGCATGCCCCGGGGCCCGATCCGACCCAGCGCCCGTTCCTGGGGCGACAGGGACTTCAGCAGCCGCCGCGCCGCCTCCGCGCTGGGCGCCGCCACGCCGGCGGGCAACAATCGCTGAAGGTCGGCGCTGCGGCAGATTTCCGCCACCGAGCGCTTGCCCGGCCGGGCCCACAGCCTGAGGAAGGGGGCCTCCCAGCCGGCGTTCTGGCGCCGGGGCGGTGGGGCCTTGGGGGCCAGGGCGGCGGTGCCCGCCCGGCGCCGCTCGTCGAACCAGCGCTGCACCGACCGCGCCGACAGGGTGCGCGATCCGCTCTTGCCGCCCCGCTGGTTGGCAAGGGGGACCAGAGCCGCCAGGGCCGAGCGCAGGGTGTCGGTGCGGGCCGCCTCGGCCAGGACCAGCGCGGCCTGTCGTTCGCTGGCCGCCAGCCCCAGGGCGAGCAGACGGTCGGCCTCGGCGAGCAGGGCCAGACGGGCCTCGAAGGCCGCCCGTTGCCAGCCGGCGAAGTCGCGCGGGTCCTGCGGCGGGCGGGGCGGCGGCTCGGGATCGGGCGTGAGGTCGCGTCGCGCCAGCGCCGCCCGGGCCTTGGCCGGCAGGGCGGAGATGGGATACTCCCGCCCGCCACCCCGCCCCTGCCGGGGGCGATGGGGCCACGACTCCCGGGCCGCACACAATTGAATGCCACGTTCCGTCCCCGGCAGCCCGGGTAGGGCCAGACTGGCCAGCTCGGCCGCCGAGAACCAACCGTCTTGGATCTGGGGGAGACTCATCGCGCCCCCCGCCGGCGGCGCCGCCGGGTCTCGATGCGTTGGTCCAGCTGATCCAGGTAGTCGGCCACCTCGGCCCGACGGTCGAGGTCAATGATTTCCTCGATGTCTTCCCGGTGCCGGGCCTCGACCACCATGTGGCCGAATGGTTCGGCCAGCATCTGAAGCAGCCGCATGTCCCCGGTGGCGTGGATCAGCGCCGCCAACCGCACCACGTTGATCACTCGATCCTCGCGGCTTTCCGAGGCATAGGCGTCCAGCGTCCCGGCGCCGACCGCCTCGCCCAGGTACAGGGACATGGCCTCGGCGATGTCCTCGCGGCTGCGCGGGCAATCCCGCAAGGCCAGGGCGACGGCTTTCGAGACCTGGGCCCGCAGCGAGGCGGCGCGCACCTGCTCGGAGTCGAACCGGTGCACCACCGGCGGCGGTTCCCAGTCGAGCAGGGACAGGGTCCGGGTGTCGCCCCGCGCCTTCATCGGCCGGCCCTCCCCGACGCCTTGCGGGGGAGCCCGCCGCCGCGCGGCAATGTATGGCGGCGTGCGCAAACCACGGTCAGGCCGCCGTGTCTTTTTGGCGCTGACCAGCTTCGCCGGTCGGTGTAGGTTTGGCGGGTCGGCGCAGTCGGACCGGATGGGTGTACAGGGTGCGCGGCTGAGGGCGCTTTCTTTCGCCGTTCGCGTTATAGCGCGAGGGCCACAGATCCCGGGGCGCCCGGCCCAGGACCTCCGCGATGGCCAGTTCGCCGGCGCGCATGGGATAGCGCACCGCCTTGCGAGCGCTGCCGGCGGCCAGGTCGAAGCGGCGGTCAATGTCCGCGTAAGTCAGGCCCTGACAGCGCAGAAGGTAGAGAATGGTCTCCGGGCGCGTGTCGTCGGACATGGGCTCTTTCCTGCTCCAACCGGCCTGCCGGGGCCGGTTTTGTTTGGGCGACGGATTGGACGTTGGGGAGAAGGATACGCATTGAGATGCGAACCCGTCAAGCCTCCAGCTCGCATAATTGCGCGAGTCTGCCTTCGGGCTTGGCCGCCCCGGCGGGTAGGCCCCGCCAAACGGGCGAATTTTCAGGCTTTCCTGGCGCCTTGGCGTCCCGGTCAAGGGGTGTGTGATGGGTCCTGACTCGAACCAAGGCGGCCTGGCCGAGCGCCTGAGGCTCGCACTAGGGGACGAAAGCGTGAACGCGCTTGCCGGACGGTCCGGTGTTCGGGAAAGCTCGATCCGGCAGTACCTCGCCGGCTCCATCCCCGGGGCGGACAAGGCCGCACAGCTTGCCGCCGCCTTGGGTGTCTCCATCGATTGGCTGGTCACCGGTGCCGGCCCAAAGACAGCCGACCCCTTGGCGCCGGTGGCGACGCCTGAGCTTCTGGAGGCGATGGTGGCGGCCACGCCGGAGCGTTTGGCGGCGGCCCGGGCCGACCGCTCCAGGCCCCGGTCACAGGGGACACCGCAACCGCCTCCGGTCGCCGGGGATTATGTCCTGGTGCCCCGCTTCAACGTCGAGGCCTCGGCCGGCCACGGGGCCTGGAACGACCGCGAGCAGGTGGTCGATTTCATGGCCTTTCGGGCCGATTGGGTGCGCCGGGCCCTGGGCGCCGATCCCAATCAATTGGCCCTCATCGCCGCTGCCGGTGACAGTATGGAGCCGTCAATCAGGGCCGGTGATCTTCTGTTGATTGACACCGGCGTCACCCGGGTGATCGATGATGCTGTCTATGTCTTGCTGAGCGGGTCGGAACTACTGGTCAAGCGCGTTCAGAAGTTCTTGTCCGGAGCCCTCACCATCAAGAGCGACAACCCCGCCTACGCCCCCGAAAACCTCACCCCCGCCGAGGCCGAAACCCTCTGCGTGGCCGGCCGCGTGCGCTGGATCGGCCGCCTGATCTAGGCCTCTGACGGCCTCGCGCGGCGTTCGGGGTTGGGCCAGAGTTCCGCCCGCCCCCCGCTTGCCTTGCCGACCCCTATGTGATTGTCTTGTATGTGTTATTTGGAACCCCGAACGGCTTCTGGCCATCGTGTTCCAAATTTCGGAGTTTTGCGCCTAGAGCGTGGAGCTCCAAACCTGAATCGAGGGATTCCCAAGACTCTGCGTCCGTGATTCACTTTTCTTTTTGGGAGGTGGATCATGGGCAGGAGC